GCGGCGGTGCCAATTCCCGCAGCATTGCCACTGTTCGCGGCGGGGCTCGCAGGCATCGGTCTGCTTGCCCACCGCCGACGCAAGAACACGGCCGCAGTCTAGCAACGGCCGTTAGGTGGTCCAGTCTCTCCCAGACACCCGTCGAAGGGACTGGGCCACCGCCCCGACCAGAGGTCGAAGCCATGACCGACATTGTCGAGCGGCTGCGCGCAGCCAATGCGTGGAAAAAGGATGTGCTAGTACGCGAGGCCGCAGACGAGATCGAGCGGCTGCGGGCGGCGCTGCAAACAGTACGCGAGGAAAACGACCGCGCCAAACGGCAGTTCACCAATGTCAGCAACAAGATTTTGGATGAAGCGTGCCGCATCCTGGGGTCCAAATGAGCGTGCCCGTGCTACACCATTGGTATTCGGCGCTCTCTAGCCCCTATGGGATCGAGCTGATTTCTTCCGACGTTGAGGCCCTCCGCCAGCGACTCTATGCGGCGCGGCGCGAGGCCCAGGACACCGACCTCGAGCAGATCGCCCTATGTATGTCGCCTTTTGATCCGATGCGGCTCTGGTTAGTGAAAAGGAAACCCACTGATGAGAAGACGTGAAGATCGAGCGATATCAAAGCACACTCTCAACCTCTACGCGGGGGACTACGACAAACTCCGAGCCCTCTACTCGACCCGCGTCGGAGCGGCTAAGATCATTCGAGACATAATCCACGCGCACCTTCGCAAGATCGAGGAGGATGCGGCCCAGAAGATCCCGCTCGTGAACGACCTCGACGTGGACATCGATCAGGAGGAGATGGAACTGTGAGCACCGAACTCAGCGAGCTGTTTGACCGCGACCCCCTCCATCTGTCCGAGCAGGACATCGACGCCATAGTCCAATACCAGCGCGAGCATCAGACCCAACACGAACTCGGAGTCAAGACCGCTCCGGCGCCAAAGGCGAAGCGCCCCTCGAAGACCCAGGATCTCCTCAAAGAACTGGGCCTGGCCTCGAGCGGAGATCTCCTCAAGGACTTGGGGTTAAAGTGATGGACACTCATCCTCAGCCCTTCCACGCCGGGACCAAAGTCCAGTGGGCGTGGGACTCGACGAGCCTTGGCTGGCTCAAGGAGTGCCCCCGGAAATACCAGTACCACATGATCGAGTCCTGGCGCGGGCGGGGCGAGTCCATCCACCTTGAATACGGCATCCTCTACCACGCCGCGCTCGAGGAGTACGATCGGAAGAAGCTCGAGAAAGGTATGTCCCACGACGATGCTGTTAGGGGGGTGGTGCGGGAACTTTTGACTAAGACGTGGCGCGAGGGCCTTCCGTGGCGCGGGGCGAAGGACCTCCCGGCCGACGACAAGGCCTCGCTCAAGTCCCGCGAGAACCTCGTTCGCACAGTCGTCTGGTACCTGAACAAGTTCAAGGACGATCCGGCCAAGACCTTGATGCACCCGGTCACGGGCAAGCCAATGGTCGAGCTTCATTTCCAGTTCGAGATCGAGGGGGGATATTCTCTGTGCGGATACTTAGATCGTGTAGTGGAATTCCAGGAACAGCCCTTCGTTATGGACAGGAAGACCACAACATCAACTCTTGGTTCGTACTACTTCGAGCAGTTCGATCCAGACAACCAGATGTCAGTGTATACGGTAGCGTCCCAGGTAGCATTCCATACCCCGGTGAAGGGCGTTATTGTGGACGCTGCCCAAATTGCGGTAGGCTTCAGTCGCTTTGTTCGATCCTTTGTCTTTAAGACCGCAGACCAGATTGACGAATGGATGAAGGACCTCTACGTTTACCTTGAGCAGGCCCGTGGTTACGCGGAGCGCGGCTATTGGCCCCAGAACGACAAGAGCTGTCACAAGTACGGGGGCTGCGCGTTCCGCGAGATCTGCTCCAAGAGTCCCCAGGTACGGGAGAAGTTCCTCGAGACCCACTTTCAGCGAGAGCCCTGGAACCCGTTGGTTCCTAGATAGGAGGAGAGTCATGACTGATAAGATGGAGAAGTTTCTAAATGCGACGGCCTCGCGACAAATCCGAGACTTTAAGGACGCGACCAAGCCTCAGTGGGTTACGATGAAGCCACGACACGCGCGTCACTGTAAGAAGCGCGACTCCAGAAACTGTGTTCAGGCCAGGGCTATTATGAGTATCCCTGGAACACTGGCCACCAAGGTGTTCCTCACTATCACTTATATCTGGTGGGAGGGTGATGACGTTCCCACAAGATATCAGAATAGTCCCGACGCGGAATACTTCGCGCGACTCAACGACAAGGGCGGACGCAAGTCTATCGTCGAGGAACTCAAGACGGAGGCAATCCGTGGCATTGTGAAGGTCGAGCTACGAGTTCCTACTGAAACTCACTCTAAGGAGTACCTCCGTTCCGCGCTCGCGAAAGAGCGACGCGAAGTTGCACGGCAACGACGGAAGCACAAGGACATGCCGCGAGCCTATACCAAACCACATAAGGAGGGAATGCGCTCTGGGCAGGGCCTAGCCCACGTGTGGAAATGAGCCAGGTCATATTGGAGTTCCCGCTCGACCGCGATGATGTCAAACTGTTTACTGACACAATCGCGGTCGAACTGGGCAACGGCGTGAGGCTGACCACGGGGATACCCCAGTGGGTCAAGAGCGTCAATTCTGCCAAGCTACAGATCGTATTGGATATTGAGGGATCACCCGATGCCGTCACTTAAAGAGCATCAATCGTCGGAGTTCACAAAGCTCCTTCTTATAGGGGACTCCAAGTCCGGTAAGACCGGGGCCCTGGCCTCACTCGTCAAAAAGTACAAGCTGCGGATACTCGATCTGGACAACGGGCTGGATGCCCTTGTGCAGGTAGTTAAACGCGAAGCGCCCGATCGACTCGAGAGCATCGAGTTCCGCACGCTGCGGGACAAGCTCAAGGCCAGTCCCTTTGGCACCGTCGTGGATGGCTCGGCCACGGCCTTCATCGAGTCCCTTAGAATGCTTGATCTGTGGAAGTACGGGAACGTGGACCTTGGTCCGCCCGCGGGCTGGGGCCCCGACTGTGTCCTCGTGTTGGACTCGCTGACGTTCCTTTCTGATGCGGCCTTTCGCTTTCGTGAGCCTTTGGTCCCTAAGTCAAAGGATGGCAAATATGACGTTCGAGCTGTCTATAAAGACGCGCAGGACGCTGTTGAGGGCGTCCTTGCCCTCCTCACGTCTGAGTCTTTCAGAACTAACGTTATTGTCATTAGCCATGTCAGATATGTGGATAACCCTGATGGCACCAAGAAGGGCTACCCTACGGCAGTTGGATCAGCTCTTTCGCCTCAAATCCCAAGGTATTTCAATTCGGTGGCTCTCGCCCAGACGGGCCCGGGCGGCAAAAGACAAATCCAAACTGCGGCGACGGCGATGATCGACCTCGCTAACCCCGCCGCGTTCAAGATGTTGCCTACGTTGCCAATTGAGACCGGGCTGGCGACGTACTTCGAAACCCTCCGGTCATAGGAGCCAGGAAATGGCGATGTCCTTTGAAGAAATCCTCAAGATGCCCACGTCGGAGTTCAAGCAACCCAAACCCTTCCCGACGGGGACATACCACTGCATGGTCGATGGGCGGCCCGAGCACGGCCAATCCTCGCAGAAGAAGACTGATTATCTGCGGTTCAAATACAAGATCATTGCCGCTGGTAATACTGTGGACGCCCGCGAGGCCGCGGAGCAGCAGGTCGTTGGGAAGACCCTGCAACAGGACTTCTACATTATCGATAACGACGTTAGCAAGTCGATTATCAAGGAGTTCCTCCAGAACACCCTTGGTATCGCCAACCCTGGCGATGCGAAGGGTATTGAACAGATGCTCGATGATGTTCCGAACCGTGAGCTTCTGGTAGAAGTCAAGCATGAAATGTCCCAGGACGGCAAGCGGATCTTCCATCGCGTGAACTCGACTGCGCATGTCTAAGGTATCGTGACTCCCGAGCGTGCGCGTTGAGGGCCTGGGGACCATCATGAAAGTGGTCCCCAGGCCGCCATCAAAGGAGGCACTTGTGCCAACCTGCAAGGACTGTTTCTATCATAGGGAGATCGGCAATGAGGTTGCCGTAGCTTGTCACAGATACCCTCCGGCTATAACCAAAGTCGAGGAGGGCCGGATTACATCTAACTTTCCTCTTATTAATAACGAGACCTGGTGCGGGGAATATCGCACTGGAGCCATATCGGAACAAAATGTTTCGGTACGTACAGTCAGAAAGGAGTCACGCAAATGACTGAGGAACGAAATGAGGCGACATCTTTGGGCGATCCTGTGGAATTTACTCGTAGCAATAACGGCGGCCCTCCTGATATACTTAGGATTGGAGAGCTTAGCGCGCGTGGGATAGACAGGATAAGCATCGAGACCGCTGATCAAATCCGGGAAATGGGAGAGGCCGTGGTCACGCACGCGGAAGCGATCCGCGCCGAGGCCAGTGCTCTTGCAGACTCCATCTTGGAGTCGGGACGGCTCTTCTCCGATAGAGTTGCGGCGTTCAGTAACACAGCACAAAGTATGCTTATCTCCATGAGTGAACAGAGGGATAAGCTTCACAAAAGATAGGAGGCCACATGACTTCAGGGCAATTTCACTTGGTTCCGCTTGGCGACATCCACGTCAAGCGGGACGAACGGCAGCGGCGCGAACTGAGCGACATCGACGTGCTGGCGGACTCGATCAACCGTCTGGGATTGATCCATCCTATCGTGGTTACCCGGGACTTTGAACTCGTCGCGGGCGAGCGCCGGTACACGGCCTGTACCAGATTGGGATGGACTGCGATCCCAGTGCAGTACGTGGACGAACTTGACCCCCTCAAACTGGAGGCGATCGAGCTTGAGGAGAACATCAAGCGCCAGGATATCTCCTGGCAGGATCAGGTCAACGCTGTCTCTCGGTGGCACAGCCTTCGGCTGCGCGCTGATCCTACGTGGAGCCAGGCGGATACGGCCGAGGCAATAGGCTTTACCAAGCAGCACATCAACAGACTTATACTGGTTGCGGAGGAGATGGATGACAACAAAATGGTTGCGGATGCTCCTAAGCTGTCCACGGCCTTGGGCATCGCTCAGCGTGCGCGGGAGCGCCGAGACGAAGCCAACATCAGTCGATTGCACGAGCACTTTGGAGGCGAACGGCCCGAGGTCGAGCCAGAGTCGATCCTCACGACGGACTTCACCGACTGGGCGCTCGGGGACAGCCCGTGGCGGTTCAACCTGATCCACTGCGATTTTCCCTATGGAATAGGAGCGGACGACTTTAACCAAGGAGGCGCTCGCGCCCATGGGGGCTATGAAGACACGCCCGAGGCGTGGCAGAAACTGATGATGGCCTTGGAGATCACCACCAAGACTATGACGGCCCCGTCGTGCCACCTGATGTTCTGGTTTGCTATGCGGAAGGCCGATATGCGACTGTATGAATGGACCTGTCGTCAGCTCGAGAACATAGGCTGGGACATCAATCCTCAACCGCTGATATGGATGAAGTCAGATGGAGCCGGTATTCTCCCCGACCCTGAACGTGGACCCAGACAAATCTATGAGACATGTCTCTTTGGGGCCAAGGGCGACCGCAAAATTGTTAGGGCTGTTGCCAACGCTTATAGCGCTCCAACGGTTCGAGAGAGGCATATGTCCGAAAAGCCAGAGCCCATGCTGCGACACTTTTTCGGGATGCTCTGTGACGAGAATACGATTATGCTCGATCCCACCTGTGGTAGTGGAAGTTCCTTGCGAGCGGCTGAGAGCCTTGGTGCTAAGTATGTGCTTGGGCTCGAGATCAATAAAGACTATGCGAACCTGGCTCGTGAAGCGCTCGAAAAAAGCCGCCGTCTGAGAAAAGCTGAGGCTATGGTACATACCTAATGCCTGACAATTTTAAGATAGCCCTCGTGGGCGAAGCGTGGGGAGAGCACGAGGAGCGGGAACGTGCTCCCTTCGTGGGCCCGGCGGGATGGCAGCTCAACTCGATGTTGGGCGAGGCCGGGATAGCGCGAAGGGAGTGCTTTCTTACAAACGTCTTCAACCTACGACCCAGGCCGACAAACAAGATCGAAAATCTGTGCGCTACGCGCAAGGAGGTCCGTCATGCGCTCCCGCCGCTATCATCTGGCAAGTACATCCGCGATGAATTTCTCCCAGAACTCGACCGCCTTTACGCAGAACTTACTCGAGCTAATCCGAATGTCATTGTCTGTCTCGGGGGAACTGCCGCCTGGGCAATACTACGTGACGGTAGAATATCGAAACTTCGTGGGGCAGTCGCAGGTTCCCCCGTACTGGCAGGAAAAAAGTGCATCCCAACCTTCCACCCCTCCTACATCCTCCAGGGAGGATACGAAGCAAGGCACGTCACTATCCTCGACCTTCAAAAGGCGCGACGCGAGTCCGAGTATCCCGAGATTAGGCGTCCCCAACGAACAATCTTCACAGAGCCACTCCTCGGGGACCTCGACCAGTTCTACTCCGAGCACATTCTACCCGCCAGAAGACTGGCGGTCGACATCGAAACCAGAGGGAACGTCATAACCTGCATCGGGTTTGCCCCTACGATAGACGTGGCATTGGTTCTGCCATTTGAGGACCACCGCAACGCTTCAGGACGTTATTGGGGCTCGAAAGAGGCCGAGGTCGCGGCGTGGAAATGGGTCAAGAAGGCCCTCGCAAGCCCGTGCGAGAAGGTGTTCCAGAACGGACTGTTCGACATGCATCGCTTGTGGAGGACTTATGGGGTTCCGGTTACTAATGCTCGTCACGATACTATGCTTCTTCATCATGCACTCATGCCAGAGTCCCCTAAGGGACTCGACTACCTCGGGTCAATCTATACATCCGAAAGTGCATGGAAGCTCGGTATCCGATTGAAACACAAGGGAACGATCAAAAAGGAGGACTGACATGGCTATTCCCAGTATCCTCGCCCGCATCGCGGCAGGAGTGGCCACAGAGGCCATCGAGGACAGCGAGGCCTCGCTCATGGCCACCCTGGCCGAGCATCTGGGCGTGCCCTTCCCAAAGGACAGCGACTCACTGACCATTCCCGTGGCCAGCTCCGCGATCTCTGCCATCGGCTACAAGTCCCCCGACACGATCACAGTGGTGTTCAAGCGGGGCGGGTCGTTGAGCTACGACTTCATGGGTTCCCTCGATGAATTTGCCGCGTTCGCGCTGTCGCCCTCCAAGGGAGCGTTCTTCAACGCTCACTTCAAAGACCGATGAAGGCCACCCGCACTGATCTACTTCGCCCCGGCGAGCCCAAATCCGAGACCGAGCGTCTCTGGATATACAATGGCCTGGACTGCTGCGTGACCCTTGAAGTTCTCGAGGCCATCCTTCCCCAACTCGATAACCTTACGGGTAGTACTTATGCACTATCGCTTGCTCTGCAGGCGCCGGTGCTGGAAATGAACCTCCGTGGAGTCCTTGTCGATGAAACCGAACGAGTACGAGCTATCGAACAGTATCGAAGTGACACTGACCGCCTACAGCGGAACCTGTATCGGATCGTTCACGATGGAGTCGGATACACCAATTTCCGAGACAGCGGAAAAACTAAGGCTTGGCGTTCTAACTCCCATGTTGCTGCTCTCCTCTATGATGTACTCAAACTTCCTGAAGTACGAAAGCGAAACGAACGGGGAGAGATGGTACGCACAGTTAACCGGGACGCCCTTGAACGACTACAGATACATTTTATCTCTCAGCCAATTATTAACCATATCCTCGCACTACGAGATTTTGGTAAAAAGATTGGAGTCCTTGAGACGAAAATTGACTCCGACGGGCGACTCCGTACTTCTTATAACATCGCAGGAACTACAACAGGTAGATTTTCTTCTAGCCTCAATGACTTTGGAAGTGGTGGAAATCTCCAAAACATTGAGGAACGCCTCCGCCGTATCTTCGTAGCTGATCGGGGAATGAAGTTCGCCAACATCGACCTTGAACAGGCCGACTCCCGTAACATAGGAGCGCTGTGTTACAATGTCTTCAGAGACCCGACGTATCTCGATGCTTGTGAGTCAGGGGACCTACACACTACAGTTGCCAGAATGTCGCGACCGGACTTGCCCTGGAGTGGTGACCTCAAGAGGGACCGCGTGGTCGCTGAGCAACCCTACTATCGGCATCACACTCTACGCCATGTGTGTAAGGTGCTCGGCCACGGTACTAATTACCTTGGTTCCCCGTACGAAATGTCCAAGCACACCAAAATCGAGCAGTCGATCATCAAAGACTTCCAAGCGCTCTACTTCTCCACGTTCCCCTCGATCCACAAGCTCCACGACTGGGTCAAAGAAGAAATAATGAACAAGGGTTACTTGGTGACGCCCTTTGGGCGTAAGCGCTGGTTCTTCGGCAAGCGCGACGAGCGTGATACACTGAAACAGGCCGTGGCCCACCTGGGCCAGTCGATGACCGCGGACGAGATGAACCATGCTATGTTGGCCCTATGGCGGCTGAACATTGTACAGATCATGTTGCAGGGGCACGACTCAATACTTATACAGTACAAGGAGGGCGAAGAAAATGAGGTTATTCCGAGGGTTCTTTCTGCGATGCGGGTTCCCCTGGAACTCGAGGGCGGCCGCGAGTTCGTAGTGCCTGTGGAAGTGCAAGTCGGATGGAATTGGGGTAAGAAAACTGCTGATAACCCGAATGGGCTTTCCAAGTGGCACCCCCCGCAGGCATCCGAAGGCTAGGCAACTGGATCGAGTCCTACGAAGAGTTCACTGAAATTCTGCCATCTCCGGCATTGTTTCGCAAGTGGGTTGCGATCTTCTTCGTTGCCGCTGCAATGGAACGTAGAGTGTGGGTGAGGACCATGGGGTCCGCGCTCTATCCGAACCTCTATGTTCTATTGGTAGGTCCTCCTGGCATTGGCAAGGGCGTGGCTATGCATCCCGCCGAGGCCATGATGCGAGATGTCCCTGAGATCCACGTTGGCCCCTCGGACATGACCACGGCCAGCATGATCGATGCCCTGAACGAGTCAGTTAGAAGGGTCATCATCCTGGGTGGTAACCCGCCCTTTGACGAGTTTCACTCACTCACAGTGGTCTCCCGAGAACTTGGGGTGCTTATCCCTGGCTGGGAGACTTCGCTGATGAACAACCTAACGGATATCTACGATGGATTTACAGTCGATCAGAAGCGACGAGGGAAAGATCTTAGGATCAAGATTAAAGCTCCACAGATTAATCTTTTGGGAGCGTGTACTCCTGCATATCTTAATGAAGTCATGCCTACGGGAGCTTGGGATCAAGGGTTCATTTCCCGCACCCTGCTCATATATTCAGGTGAGCGAGTCAGTCGAGACCCTTTCCTCGATGAGGGACTTGGCCCCTCCGCAGGTCGCCTGCACGCTG